TCATCATAAACCACGTTGAATCCTGAGTGTGCAGGCGCTGCTGAATCGCGATAACTGGCGTGGTGTCCTTCATGCGTCGAGATCGGATTGTGTTCTTTAAAAGCATGTGCGTCTTTTCGCGCTTCACCTTTGAGAGTACGTTATCTGGCTTGTCGATATCGTCCAGCATTACTATACCTGAATATCCATCAGTCATATAACCACCACGCGAACCCGTAACCATTCCTCCAGCAGCTGCAGAGATAAGCTCAAGCCATGACTTTTGCTCTGAGTTGAGTACCTTAATCTCTGAGTCTTTATTTGTGCCAAACTTGCTGGGCCACAACTCCTGCCACTCTCTTGAGGCAATGATTTCACGCACTCGCTTTGAGTTTCGCTTAATCAGGCTGTCAGCAAAGGATATGTTAAGGTTTCGAACCTTGGGTAACTTGATCATAGAGTAGGCTGGCAGGTGAATTGAGAAAATCTCAGTCTTACCAGATCCGGGTGTAACGTTAAAGATAGTGTCTTTGCGCCTCCCTGCAATAATTTCCTCCACCTCATGACATAGGTATTTGTGGTGCCAGTTGCTACCCCACACCTGAGCTTGCATAACGTTAAACCAGATCTGAATGAATCGTTCGAATGAGTGGACACTCAACCCTTTGATAGCCAGCTTTTCGGCTGGCGTCAGCTCTTCCCATGCAATTAACTTAGCCATTTCGATTAAAATCCCCGTGAATTTTTTTTCTCAAATTTTCCGCAGAGGCTGCTGCTGATTTGGCGTTGCTATGCCACCCACCGAAAAACATAACGCCATCAATTTTAGCGTAAGCTAGATATTGATTGCGACCCTTATGAAAACTAACCCCCTTGAATCCGGTTGTATTGTTACTCTGTATAGAGCGGTTCATATTGTTCTGGCTTTCGCTGCACGGCCTCAAGTTAAGAAATGCATTGTTAAGCCTATTAAGATCGCGATGATCAAGAAGGCAGTCAATTCCTGTCTTTATCTTGTAGGCCACCCTGTGCGCCATGTATATCTGGCCCTGAATTTGAATTTGGCGGTAACCATTAAGATTTACAGTCCCAGCCTCAGAGTCGATCACGGTCTTCCTGCTTAGCTTTGATTTCCATGTTAGCACGCCGGTATTTTCATCGTAGCTCAGAATTGAACGCAGCAACTCCGCGCTAGGCAATTCTTTATATTTTCTAGCCATTATTCCCCCAGCGCCCCTAGAACTGATTTTACAGCGTCCTTAAGCTCTTCTCCGCTTACAGTTTCCGTAGTGGTTCCAACGTTGATTGTTGCCGGCTTATCCAGACCAATGTCCTTAGCGATGAAGCTTGAATTGACTATCCCGTTAACTGCGAGCTGGAATTTTTGCTCGTAAATAACCGAGTCGATCCACTCCGCAACATCTCTGTAGCCATCCATGCTGCGCCATCTTTCAAAGGTCTTGTTGGAGATTCCCAGGTACAGACACATGCCGGTAACGGTGAAAACTCGCACCTTGTGGATCTTGCTCTCAGTAACCTCACCCTGGAAGGATGCAGTTTCAGCAGCCTTGATGGAGTTCGACTCAGCCCAGGTGAAATAGGAAACTGCCTGCTCAAAGACCTGCTCCGGTGTCATTGATGCTTGCTTTGAGATCTTGGCAATGTCTCCATACTGCTTATTGTAGAGAGCCTTGAAGTTTCCAGACTCAAGATAATCTTTAGTTGTTTTGGTTTCTTTGCTGCTCATGGCTGCACTCCTTGTTACGATGGATTTGGATTATAGCAAAGTACAGGCGTAAAAAAACCCGCCGAAGCGGGTTTATTTATAATGAGACATAGTGAACTGAATCGCATGGCTCTTTGGGGTCTGACTTTCGCAATCGTTCAGTTACGTTCGCTGAGATTGAAAGCAGATTGCCAATTACTACCCACTGATCTTTTTTGTGGTTACGAAGCGCAAAAACTGCGGTTCCTTTTTTTGCTCCTGCGTGCAGCTTAACCGCGACAAAAAGAACGCCCAAAAATACGCCAACGACCAAACAAAATAATGATAAGAGAATGAGAAGAAGAGCATGCATTTTTACACCTCACGAATAAGATCGATTGAAACCTGATGCGTATCCAGGTCCACGTTTAATTTCTGCTTCATCATGGAAATTGCAGCCTCAGCGTTTTCCGCCTTGTACTTGCCGTTTGCCCGCTGAATGCAGTTGGCGCATTTGCGCCCCATTTTTCTAACTGTAACTTTGATGTCAAAGGTTTTCACTTTTCGATCCTTAATTGGTGCCGGTTACGGAATCCGGCGAGGTTTCACAATCCTCCGATTTGTGGGCCTTGTCGCGACTTGATGCGCCGCTTTCGGGTTTGTCGGTCATGGTTAACTTAATTTTCCATCGCCGCCCGACGACTTGAATATTATTTCATGGTGGATGACAGCGCAAGGTTTAATTAAGCCATGCGCACTGATTGGTTATTATTCGTACTCTCCATCATCATGACCGAAGCGATCATTAAGGTGACCGATTAACCATGCGAAAGTAAGCCGAGGCATTAGCGTTGAAACTTGCTTGTGGTGTTTGTCAATGCAAGGACCAGCAAGCTCGCTATAAGCCTTTGCTCGCGCTCTGGCTGTCTTTCCCTTGTCGCGTATTGCCTTCTCAAGCTCGTCACTGCAGCGGCGTGCAGCCTGCTTGCATAGGTTGTAATGAGGCTCACTAAGTCCAAACATAATCAAAACCCCTTGCTGTTCCATTCCTGCGCCAACTGCCAATAATCAGCAACTGATTTAACATCGCCTTTGGCCTGAGCCTCAAGCATCATTCGAAAACACCACTCAGAGCACATGGATTATCTGAACTCCCCTATTACCGATACAACCTCAACGCGACCACCGCAAAGACGAAGGGCCATCATGGCCTTATCTTCATCAGTGTAGACGTGCTTGATCTCGCGGTGACGGTGGCCTGACGCCACCCTGAAGTAATGAATGTACCTGATCACTAAATCACCTCAAACTCTTCTGCATCAAGGTGAATGAATCCGCTACCCCATGTTGCTCGATCAAAATCGCAAGACTCAACATCTGCTGAACCGTCTTCGTTCATGTGAGCAAAAACTACATCACCGGCATTAAAACCACAATCTGCCAGATCTTCAGTCTGCAGATCACCCAGGCGATCAGTTAACAGGATTTTAATTTTAACTTTTGACATTTGCTTATCTCCGTTGCGTTTCAGTGGGGTTACTATATCGCAACCCCGACCAGGAGTTTTAGCAATTCGTGCCATCGTTCACGATTGCCGCGAGAATCTTCGACAGCGTTTCGTCGCTGTATGCGCCGTTTTTCTTGTAGTGGATCGCGTCCTCAATGGCCCCGCCTTTGCGATGCTTTTCACCGAAGTAGCCAGCAGCCAGGATTTCAGCCCATGTAACGATGTTCGCACCATCAGGACATCGCAGGACGTTACGCAACTCCTCAAGAACTTGACGATTAGTTACGCTGCCTGCTTCTTTGACTTCAAAAAGACCATTAGCAGAAATGCTGAACGCACAATCATTGCCAGCAATATCAACCTCACCCTCCTTCGGGCCTGCCTTGACAATTGGCGTATCAAGATCGGCGATCACGCAACGAGAAATAAACCCCTCGCCAAGATAATCGCCGCGCCTCATTGCTGCAAAAATTGGCCCACCAGCCCGCATACCGCACTGGATGGAGTATTGAATGGCATCGGCGATGTCATTATGCTTAGCGGTCACGTCTTCTTCAACAACCAGCTCGAAGCATTCCGAATAAGACATGTCGCCTGATCTCATAGTTGCAGGCATCCAACACTGATGCTTTTCCCCTGGGTTGTTTGTTTCCATGATGATCTGGATTCTGTGACCATGCCCGCCAAAGTCACTTGATGATAAAACTGAGTAAAGCTTACCTTCGGTAAACTTACCGCTAACGAAAGTTTTGCGGCATTTGATTTTAAGATTCTTGCTATTCATGGATTAATTCCCGTTTGTTGTTTGAGTGTTGATAATAGCCGATCTTGCAGACCGGCCTTTAACAATTCGTGCTTACCAGTTGGTTAAATCTTCTTCTGCCATTTCATCAAAGAAATCTTGGGTGATTTCGTGATCTGGCGTTTCGATCATGTAATCAATATTTGCCAGGGAGCCGTCATCATTGAAGTACGGAGCAGCCATCTGTCGCGCCCACTCTTTGAGGGTGTGCGTCTCATACTTGTTGCCGCGCTTGCGGTTGATATTGAAACATGTGCGCTTGATCTTGCTATCGCACCAGCCGTAACTATGGCCCAGCTTGACAAATGCGCGAATCATCAT